TAACTTGTTACCAATCTTTGTTACTTCTGGTGTCATCTATTTTTTATTTAAAAATTAATACTATTTATATTTGTTATAAATTGCTTATAAATTGGTTAGCCATTTGTTCTAACCATTGTTCTTTCTCCATCAACTTGTGTTACTGTTGAAGTACCTTGTGCAACTGTTGAACCAATACCTTGATTGATTAATTCACCTTTGCAACATTCTGCTGAATATGTGCTATCATCACATAAACAAGCTTGTTTTGAACCTTTTGGACTTGTGTATTTATTTTTTCCCATTTTAAATATGTTAAACATTAATTATTATTTATCTTTTCTTATTTGTTCTAATTTTCTTTGTGCCCATTCAATACCAGCATCACCACCCCAAGCTAACCACATTAATCTTCCACAACCATCACCTAATTGTTTATCTGAATTTTGTCTTTGTCTTTCAAAACTTGCCATTCTTGAAATAGTTTCTTCACTTATGTTTTCACCATTTGCTAATTGATTTGCCCTTGCTTTTCCTACTGGTGTACCACAACTACCCCAACCATTTTCTTCGGCATATCTTAAAGCAATTTTAGCGTTTTCTATTGCTTGTTGTGGATAATCATTATAGGTTTCTAATGAAGTTTTTTTTTCATTGGTAAGAATGATTTGTTTTATCTTATCAATCAATTCTTGTTCTGCATCTTGTTGCAAGTTTAATTCTGCTTTTTCAGAAAAATATCCTTCAATAGAATAACCTTGATATTTACCATCTTTAACATCATTCCAAACTTCATCATTGTCTATTCTTTGAACAACAACCCAACTTCCAACTGTTGCATTTAAATTGTAAATAGCTGATTTATCTTTTTTAACATCTTCAACTATCCAACTTTCTATTGTATAAACACCTTCAGTTTTCTTTTCGTGTTCTAATGTTGAATTATGTATTTTAAGTTTCTTTAAATAAAGTTCTGATGCTTTTCTAACTGTATCTTTTGAGAAACGAATGTTATATTCATAATCACCATTTCTTCTATAAATATCTTTTTCTGGAATTAAAGCTAAACCTATAACTATTCTTTTATCTTCATCAATAGTTTTTAATTCTACTTTGTGTTCATTTAGTGCAACCCAATTTTCTTCAATAGCTGGAAATTTAACTAAACTAATAGCATCAATCCCATCTTGAATATTTTCTTCATCTATATCTAAATAAATAGTTTCTAACTTTTTCATTATGCTTTTTTTTAAAAATTAAATTATTTATATTTTGTTTTAAATAAGTAACATTAACTATGTTTTTAATACTTAATGATGCTTATAACTATCCTAAACTTGCATTGGTTACTATGTTTCTATTTAAACCTTGTGCTGTTGTTACGTCATTTGCTACAACATAGGCTTGTATTGGTGCTTGTGCTGACCTTCCTTGCATTGTTTCTGCTAATTGATTTACACCACTATTTCCTACTACATTAAATTGTGGGGCAGCACCACCACCACCACCAGCACCACCACCCATAGCTGGTTTACTTGCAGCACCACCACCACCTAAAGCACTTAATGCTTTTGCAGTAGCTGCTATATTTGCAGCAGCACCTATTGCTGCACTTGCATAATTTAAAGGTATTTTTGTAGCTAAATATCCTACTCCTGCTGGACCCATTAATGCAGCAGCAGCAGTATCAGCTGCATTTGCTGCTTGTGTTGAAACTACAATTTTAGCTAAACCAACTGCACTTTCTGCTAATAATAATCCTTTTTGAATAGTTTTATTTTTTTCAAATAAACCTTTTAATAAACTAATACCACCTTCAGCAACTTGAAATGAACTTTCTTGAATTGCTTTCTTACCTTCAGCAACTGCTTTTTCTTGTTCAAGAATTACTTTATCAGTTTCTGCTTTATTAGTTATTATTGCATTGTTTATTTCTTGTGATTTTGTTTTGTATTCATTTTCTGCATCTACTCTTGCTTGAGTGCCTTTTGCAGCACCATCTATTTTAGATTGTAACCTTGCAAGTTCAATAGCTTTTTCTTCTTCTAATACTGCTTTTAATTTTTGTAATCTTAATAAATCATCTTTTTCTAATTCAGCATTAAATTTCTTTTGCTCAATAGATAGGTTAGTTAAATTTTCAAGTTCTGATTGTTGTAATGCAGTTTTTTCTTTTGTTAATGCTATGTTATTTGCTATTTGTTCACTTCGTAATCCTTCAACCTGTGCAAGTACACCTTCTTTATTTGCTAAAGCATTTGTTAAAGCTACTTGGTTTTCAATACTTTTATTCATTTCATAAGTATTTCTTGCAGCAGCAATTTGCATATCTGCTTGACCAATCATAGCTTTTTGTTGTTTATCTAAAACATCTTTTAAATCATTATTTGCCTTTATTCTTTCATCAATAGAAATTAAATCATTGTCTCTTATTTGTCTTAATTTTTCTGCTTGTCTATCATATTGCTCAACTAATCTTGCTTGATTTGCTTCTGCTAACTTTGCTGTGTTTTGTAATTGAACATTTGCCTTTGCTTGTTCATAAGCAGCTTTAACAGATATTTTACTAACACCATCAATAGTTCCTTCAACTACTGCACCTACTTCAGTAACTGCTGCACCTATATTATTTACAACTTTCTTACCAGCATCTAATGCATTTTTTCCAACTTCTTCAATATTATCTTTTGTAGTTGAAATTCTTTTATTTAATTTATCTATTGTTTTTGTATCACCATCACCGAAGAAACTTTCTTCCCAAGCAAGTTTTGCTTCATCAATAGCTAAAGATATTGCATAGAAACCTAATTTTAAAGGTGTTAAACTAATTGTAATTAAACCACTTATAGTATTTGTTAATCCTTTAAAACCATTGCTTGATTGATTTACTTTTTCAACTACTGAAACAACAACATCAACAACTTTAGTAAATACATTTGTTACAGTTCCCATAACAGCAGAAAAAGTATCAGCAACCTTTTGATTGCTCATAAATACTTCTTTCAATGTACCCATAGCACTAATCACAAGACCAATACCCATAGCTTTAATTGCTAATCCTACACCTTTAAAACCATCAGCTAAAGTCTTTGTATTTTTCTCAACTTCTTTAGTGCTTTTACCAACATCTTGTACAACATCAGTTGTTTTATCTAAATTTTTATTTAAAGATTTAATTTCTTTAGTTACATCATCAATGTTACTATTTATCTTTAAATTTATTTCTTTGTTTTCCATTCTCTTTTTATTTGTTTAAATGTTCTTGACCAAGTTGTAGGTAATTCATATTTACCTTTTGCAATTTCTATTGTTTCTGATTGTCCGTAATGCTCATCTAATTGAAGCATTTCAAGTATTAACTTTATCATTATGCGTTTTGTGTTATTGGAATTTCTATTGTTAAATCATTATTGTCAAAATCTGTAAACGTTATACTTACATTTTCAGTTCTTTCAGCAGCAGTTCCATTTACAGCTATTGTAACAAGCATACTTACATCATTATAATATGTTCCAGTTTTTATTGTTGATATAAAACCTGATAAAGAATTTATTGTAAACTCTTTAAACATTCCTAAATAAATATCTATTTGAACTTCTTGTGCTTCTTTATCTACATTTAATAATTCTATGTTTGCAAATCTATAACCAACACTATTAAAACCTAATACTCTATAATCATTTATCAATTCAAAGTTTGCTTCACCAGTTGTTAAATCAGTAGTAAAAGAATTTATAATATATCTATTGTCTCTTATTACTATCCTATCATTTAATTTTAAGTTAGTTAAGTTTTGTGGTTCTAATTTTGCTTTTGCTTTTAAAACTCTTGTCTTTTGATTATAAAGATTTGCAATGTATTGTTCATAGTGTCTTCTGTATAAACCTTGTGGTGCATTTACTAAATACCAAGATGAAACTTCATTTCCAAAGTTTAAGGAATATAAATAACTTAAATCAGTTGCACCTATATTTATTTCATTGTTAAACCTTATGTAGTTATTTACGTTTGTATAACCAGTTCCATTATAAATTTTAATAGGAAAAGCAGAAACATCACTCAAATCATTATTATACATTAATATTGGTTTAGGTGTATAAGTTTGTAAATCTTTATTTAATAATGTAGCAGTTTGAAAATCATATCCTGTTGCTCTTTCATACATTATATCTTCAAATGGTAATTTAATTTCATACTTACTACTTTCAGAAATTGAACCACTATCAAAAGTTAAATCACCATATTGTCTATTAAATAAACCATTAAACGCATTATTTAAAATGTTTTCTGATTGTTCATATTTAAACTCTATTGATTTAAATAGTTTTGGCTTTTCAATATCTAATTCATCAGCATAAATAAATGGTGTTAAATCTTTTATTTGACCAGCTTGATAATACAATTCTAAAGGTTCTAATAAAAATGTAGTTTCATTTATTGGTGTAATAATTAAATTAAACATTTTAACTAATCCCATAAAGAAATCTGCTACTTTAATATCTGGCACATAATTAACAACATTTTGTATTGCTGAAAATGATTGACCAGTTGGTGAACCACTTGAAGCGTGATTTAAAGATACTGTTGTGCTATCACCATAAACATTTCTTCTAACATAATCAAATCTACCTTTAAAAGCAAAAGCACCTAAAGCAGAAATTCTAATTTTATATTGGTGACTTGCTGGGTCATCTGATTGTCTAACATCTAATAAATATAAAGTTTGATTTCCTATTAAATTATCAAATGTTTGTGTTACTACACCATCTTGTAATAGTTCAACTTTATAATTTGTTGTTAAATATGGTGAAGCTAATATAGTGTCGAATTTAATTATTATTCTTTTATTTCCACCTGGATTAAATGGTGCTGAAGGATTTGTTCTAAAATAAATACTATTCCAATCGGTTGTTATTGTATCTGTTGTTGTATTGTATTCTGGAAAAGTAGCAGTTTCAGCAATTCTAAATTGGTCATAAAATATACCAGCATTGTATGCTCTTGGCAATTCACTATTTTTCATCAACATATACAATTTAGCAAATTGATTGTATCCTAAAAAATTACCTGTAAATGTTAAACCATATTTTGTTTCTATGAAATCTAATATTGATGTTATAGGTACTGCTGGAAATAAATCATCCCAATTAATAGCACCTGTATTTGTAGTTACATCATAAATTGTTGCAGTCTTATAATCAAACTTTCTTGTATTGCCTATTAATGGATATGTTAAACCACCAGCATTAGTATTTATTTTACCAATAACAGTTGCAGCATCAAAAGTATGATTTAAAGAACTAAAATCTAAACTATTTAATTTATCTTCACCAAACTTATCTTTTAATTGTGTTAAGTTTCCATAGAATGTAAGTGTATAACTTTCAATATAAGCATTTTTTTTATTTGCTTTTTCTAATTGAACATTACCTTCTTTAAATGGTATTGTTTCTATTTCAATATAAGCACTATACCTTATTCTTGCATCATAACCATCATCAACTGCATTATCATACCAATGTGAAAAGATACTATTATTTGTAGGTGATGCTGGTATTGTAAATGATTGTGAATAGTCTGTAAATAACTTTCCAATATCTTGATAATTTTGTATTGTAGAAGTTACTGAAACCTTTTCATCTTGAAACATTTCAACTCTATGTGCAACATCATCTACATAAATATATAACTCCATTATATTACATTATTAATTTGATTGTAATTGTACTCAAAATCTATTTGGTAATTAATCATCTTATCTTGCAAAGAAGTTTTTAAATCAGTTGTCATTGTTTTTAATTTAACTGGCTTTTGTGTTTCTTCTTCATAGTCATATAATATTATAGTTTCTGAAACCATTAAATCTTTTATCAGTTCATTGTAATATTCTTCAACCCAACCTGTATTTAATTTAATAGATTTTTTAGCTTCATAATTAAATGCCTTGCTTTCACCTCTTAATGTATTATAGTTTACATCATCTGGCAATAATTGATATTCTTTATTTTTAACTTCCCAATTTTCAGTTCTTGCTTTAAAAAATGTAATAAAATCCCAAGCACCTAATCTGTTTATGTAATCTACTCTTATAGGTTTATATTTTGTTTCACATTCAGTTTTAAAAATATAAGTTGCTATAACTGTATCATTTTTTAATATTTCTATTTTATTACCTTCAGTATAATATATGCCACCTAAACTAATAGGAATAGAAAATAAATATTCTTCTTCAGGTTCACCACTTAAAATTAATTCATTAGATACAGTTGGTGATGCATCAAAATTAGTATACCTTACTATATATTCATCAGCATCATTTGTGTAATCAATAAAGAAAGTTAAATATTGATAAACACCAATAGGACTATCATAATATTTATATACTTTACTTTCTTGAAATAAATTCATTGGAATAAATGTATCATCTATTGAATTATTATAACCATCAAAATAATTTGTATAGCCATTTGTAGCAACATAAGTTGTTGTGTCTAATAAAGTATAACTTCCAATAGTTGTTGCTTTATATCTTTTAACTTTAACATAGCACCAATTATTACTTTCTTCTTGTGCTGGTATATTTACAAAAAATGGATTAATTATATCAATAAACTCTTTAACATAATTTGATATATTGTAAATGTTTTTAGTTTGTGTTGCTGATGCTGCTTTTTTGCTTAAAGTATAAGTAGCTGTTGCTGGTTCACTTTCACCTTTATGCCATATAAATAATTCAACTTTACTTTCAAGTTGACTTGCTTCATCTACTTCTATAAAATAAGGACTTCTTACAAATATTACTTCCATTTTATTTATTTGTTATTGTGTAATCTATTAATGTTTCTATATCGTCACCAAATGCTTTTATTAAATCTATATCTATGTATTTCTTATATCCTGCTTCAAATGGTTTAGTAAAAAATAAAGAAGGTTTAATACCTTGTGCAAATACTCTTTTAGCTAATATAAATCCTATTGTTTTGTAATTGCCTTTTTTAAACTTTCCTTTTTCATCTCTTAATCTTATGTTCTTTTGTTTTGCCCATAATTCAAATACTTTTGAAGGTGGTCTTTTAGTTTTAAAACTAAATCTACTATTTGGTGCTTTTTGTTTTCCATTCTTTACTAAACTTGGATTAGAACCTTTAACACCTTCATCTTGATAAAAGCCATAATCAGGCATACTAAACCCTAATAAGAAATAATTATTTTCAAATAGTATTTCACCTTTGATTTGATTATAAAGTTGTTTAGAAACGTTCTTATTGCCTTTAGATAAATTACTTCTTGCTTGTTGAATAACATATTTCTTATATCTTTCTAAAACTTCTTTAGTAGATGTTAAATTATTAGCATTCATTTTCGCAACTTGTCATTTCATTACTAACTATAACATCAAATGTAACAGTCCAACCAGCTATTTTGTTTTCAAACCTATCTACAAATGGTTCACAATTTGGTGTACCTTGTAACTGATATAAATCATCAAATAAACTTCCCCTTCTTAATACTTCTAATAATCTATTAATAACCATTAGTTGAGTATGCAATACATCTTGTTCATTATCATTTGTCAAAAACTGGTCTGTTTGTTCTGTCTTACTAAAGTCAACAACATCCATACATAGAACTGATATATTAAATAGCCAAGTGTTACCGTTGTAAGTTGCATTGTTTACAATAATATGCGACAAAGGAAACATAGTTTGCTTGTTTAAATCAATTTCAAATATATCACCAGAAGATACTGTATTGACAAAAGCATCTTTATATAGTTGGTCTTTTATTGTTGTTGTTATTTGGTAAAATCCTTTCATTATCTTTTTATTAATTCTGTTTCTATTTGGTTCTTTTCTTTTTCAAATGTTAAAAATGTTAATGCAACTGATAATCGAAGTCTGGAAATATCTTCAAATCTTCTAACGTCTCCTTGAGCAAGAGCATAGAAGCTGCTATACCAACCCCATTTACTTCCAAATTGTGATTGTTTACTATATTCTGAAACTCCTTGTTGTTCTCCAAATAATGTATCGTAGACTTCAACAATTCGTTGCCTAAATTGTAAAAAAAAACCACTGCACCTAATGCTACATCAACTGGCATAAACTTCATAGCATCACAATATGTATAGCTTCCGTTGTATTCTTCAATCTGATATTTATCTTTTAACTTCTTTGTTACTGGTCTGTATAATACTGCCATTGCATTGTGCATCATATCCCAATTACTTATGTACTTATCTAAATCAGTATATTCACCTAATGTTATTTCATCAAGGTTAGTTATAAAACCAAATTCAGTATTACCTAATTTAAACGTTCTTTTCAAATCATATTTTTGTGTAAACAGATTTGATAAGTTAGTTGTTATTTCATTAACATCTTTAAAACTTATTTTAGCAGCATTCTTTAAATCTATACCACAAAATATTTCAACCATTTTATGTTGAAGAAACTCACCATCTGGATTATCTTTTGCAATAGATAAAAACTTTTGATACTGCTCTAATGTTATTTCTGATAAACTTGTTGGTATTGTAATCTGTAACTTCATTATCTGTTATTGTTTTTTATTTAAAAATAAAATAAAGTTGATATTGTATTAAACAAAAAAAGACCTACATTTCTGCAAGTCTTTCTTCAACCATTATTAACCTAAATTTAAACCAATTCTTTTACACTTTCTATTTTCTTATGTACTATATTCATATCATAGAATTTTCTTTGTGCATCTATTTCATTATAAGCATATAGTTCTAATTCTACATCTGTGCTTTCATCATTTCTTTCTGTCCAGTAAGTTATTAAATATTTTGTCATATATGTTTTCATTTGTTTGTTATTTTATACAAATATAATTATATTGTTTTAAATAAAATACATTTTAACTTTTATTTAACATAGTAACTTATAAGTTACGTTTCAAAGTTTTCATCGTACATCATTCCAATATGTAAATCAATTAAAGCTAAAGACTTTCTTTTTATTTCTTTAATTTTAAAAGCATCTTCTTTGCTTATCATTCCTGTATCAAATCCTTCAACTGAACTTAATGCTTGATTGCACATAGATATAATTTCATATCTTGTATCACATTGTTCAAACTCCATATTTTCAAATATATCTTCTTCTTCTTTCATTACTTTTTGTGTCAATATAAACCTTAATTTTAATAGTTATGTTACAACGAAAGGTAATCACTTGCTACACTATACATTTGTTTCATCTTTTTTATTTCACCTACATTTCTTGGTAAGTTAATCTGAACTTCTATTCCTTTAACGTGATGTATATAACATTGTATTGCTGCTATTATTTGTCCGTAAGTCATTAGTAAAATGATATTATAATGTTATTTTGCATATATTTTAAATATTAAAAGTATTAAATACACTTAAAATAACAATATAATGTTATTAGTATATAAAATAGTTTCCTTTATGTGGATTTTCTAATTGACTTGTCATTGCATATCGCATAGCATCTATTGCGTGGTTATATGCATCAATAGGTCTATTCATTTTAATTCCTGTTTTATCAGTTTGCCAAATGTAGTTTCTTAATTCATTTATTAAGTTCTTGCTTCTTGATGTTACATAAACTTTGTTTTGATTAATTAAATTAAGACCAAATAAGATACTATCTTTTCCTTTTGTAACTGGTAACACATTGTGACCATAACTGTTTAATTCAGCTATTGATTTTGGTTCTGCACTATCAGCGTAAACAAAATTGTTTACATTATTAGCTTTTAATAGATTTGATATTTCACTATTTAATAAACCTTTCTTATAAATTACTTCATCAAATATATATGCATCATTATATTTATACATAGTTACTAAACTTGTTGGGTCATTACTATAACCAAAGTCCATTCCGTAACATAATATTCTTGCATCAGTTGGTAAATCTATTTCTTGCCAATCTGGAATGCATACACCTTCTAAAGAACCTGTTTGACCTAACCCATAAACTTGCCACCAGTTTGACCAATATGTAGATGTTAATGCTTTTACTTTTGCTGCTTCTATTTCTTGAACTATTGTTTCTGATAATGCTTCATTGTCTAAATAAGTTAATGTAATAAAATCAACATCTGATTGTGTTAATATTTCTTTATCAACCCAAAATGCTGAAGTAGGATTATAGTCTAACCATATATCACCTGAAGTTCTAATTGCTAATTGATAGTAACTTTCAAAATCTATATTGTTGCACTCATTAACATATAGGATTGTTCTTCTTGCACCTCTTAATTTATCTGGCTGGTCTACACTAAAAAATTCAATATAACTACCATTTGCAAATGTGTATTTTAAAGTAGACTTATTAAACTGTGCATCATTATATCTACCTAATGCCATTATAATCTTTAAGAAATCTTTTAATGCACCTCTTCTTAAATGTGGTATACTTTCAGATACAACACTAATTTCTAAATTAGGTTCTTTAATTGCTTTATCAATTAGTAAAGGTAGAATACCAAATGTTTTACCAGCTGATGTTCCACCTCTAATAACTTTAATACGCTTCTTTAAACGTAATAACTTTTTAATTGCAGTAGTTAATATAAACTCCATAAGATAATGCTTTAAACTTCATCTAAATCAATATTAAAGATAGGTTGTTCATTTGTTAAAGTTATATCTTTTGTTTCTCTTGGTTTACCTGCATAGTAGTTATAAAATAATTGTGTGAATTTAAAATCACCAGCATCTAATCCAGCTTCTAATGCTTTAAATGCTTTTTCTTCTAATGGTTTTAATCTTTCAATTAGTTTTACTTCTTCTGCTTTTGATGGTCTACCAGCACCTTCTCTTTTGCCACCATAGTTATTATCATTCATCTTGAAAAAATTTGTTTATTCAAATTAAAAATAATAGTTTTTGTTTATTGTTTATACAACTTACCTAATTCAATAGCTATTTGTTTCCATTCATCTAAACCTTGTTTAATATAACCTGATACTACAAATCTATTATATTCTTTGCTATACTTATTATAAAGTATGTATGCTCTTTGTTCTGGTGTCATTAATTTCCTTTTTTAATTAAGTAATACCATAAAGATATTAATTTTTCTCTTATAAATTCATAAGCTATTAATACTAAAATATATTTCATAAGTTCACTTGTATTTTCATTATTGGGCAGCTCATTTTGTGATTATCATTTTCTAAATTGCAATGTCTACATTTACCATTAGGATAAAACATATCACAATTATCTGCATCACTTTCTCTATTAAACATTCCATACGATTGCCATACATCTGATGCTGGTGCTGTAAACCTGTAACAGTAATCTTTTGAAGGGCATAAACTATCATTACATTTTGCTATATCTGCCATAAGTTAAAATTTTATATCTATTATTATAAATACTATTGCTATTGATATTTCATTGCTACCAATTACAATTCCTAAACTAAATTTGTCGGTGTAGTTTGTTTCTATTCTCATCTTATTAAAGTTTAATGTTTCTATTCATTTTATATAATGCTTGTAATCTTTCTACAATTATTTGCCATTGTTCTGTTCCTTCTGTTTCTATTAGTAGTTGTTGTATGTTGTTTACTATGTTGTAATTGTTTCTTGGTTTTTGTAGGTTAGTAATCGTTTCTTGCAAATTTTCTATTTCACCTGATAGCTTCATTACATCTATTTGTAAACTTTGTATTAATTCATCTTTAGTAATATCTAATATATGTTCTGGTGATGCATAATTTAATCTTTGCAATATTTGTTTTCTAAATAGTTTTAGTGTTGGATTAAACTGCTCAAACATATCATAGTTCTTTAATGAATGTAATACTGTTGCGTGGTCTTTTCCTACTGAAGCACCAATAGATTTTAATGACTTCTTTTTATCTATTTGTTTTAATACTTTATAATATATTGCTCTTGCTTCTATTGTTTCTCTTTTACGTGTAACTTCATTTATATCTACACCTGTTATTTCTTTTATTGCTTTTTTTAATTGTAATGTTATTTGCGTTTCCATCTAATTTTTATTTTTTGTTTTTTACTTTGTTTTATTAATTCTGTTAATATATTAAATAATACTATTTCTAATGCTAAATGTATTCCCTGACATTCTTCATATAATTCTTCAGCTTCATATTCTTTTAATATAAACCTTATTTGTTCAATAGTCATTCCTTGTTCTATTTCATAT